TGTTAAATATTTAAATAAAATACCATTAACTGAATCCCCTAATAAAGATGCAATGGAACAATCATTTATTATTGCATTAAGAGGAGGACTTAATTCAGCTAATCCATATCAATTGGTTACTGAAATGGGAAAGGGAGTTATTTCATATTGGACTGGTGCATCTTTACAAAGTTTACAACCATCAATACCAGCAATAGGTTCTGTTGTAAATATAGCTAGTAATGCAAATTATATAAATGATGTTGGCCAATGGAAAGTATCTGCACCCATATTTCCTACAAAAGAACATGGATTGATAGTGGACTCTTTTATATTATCTGCTCAATTTCATCTAACAACATTAAAAGGATTTATAAATACAACCTCACTCTCTATTGCATTAGGAAGTCCTGTACCTGGTTTAATTAATTGGACTGGTTATACAATAGACCCTGCTGATAAAACTATATCAAGTGATATAATTACTAAAATAGAAGAAATAGACCCATCATTAACAACGCAAGAAGAAGAAGATTTGGAATCAGAACTAAGTTCAAGAAAAGAAGCCGAAACTGAAGAAGAATTAAGTGGAGAAGATTATGAAAACGCAGCGTTTGATGCATATTTTCAAGCACTTGAATTGGAATTAAAATCTGGTAAAAAAATATCTGTAGATGTTAATTTATCAAATGATGAATTAAAAGAAATAGAAACGCAATCACCAGATGAATCAAAATGTCCTTTTGGGTTATCAATTGTAAGAGCAGCTAGAAAAGATGTAGGGTTGATTGAAACGGGAGCTAATGAACGTTTAAATGGAAAATTATTATATCCAGCCGGAACAAATATGGGAGGGCAATCAAATCCAAATGTTAATAAATTTCAGCAGTTACCTACATCTAAAGATGCTAGTGGTAAATTTATATACACTCCGGGTAGAATAGATGAAATGATTGATGGTGTATTTGGGCAAGGAACAAATAGGTCTTTATGGAATAGTAAATCATATGGATTGGAATGGTGTGGATGTGCGGTTGCGGCATGGTGGAAATCGGCAAATCAACAATTACCACCAAATAAGGGAGCTGCATGGGTTCCTGCATGGAAACCTTGGGCTGAAACTAATAAGCTATGGGTAAATGTTGGTGCCAAGCCTCCGTTTAATTCAAATATTAAAAAACCAAAATTAGGAGCAGCTGTAATATATGGACCTAATGCCAAAGGAAGATTGTATCATATAGGTATTGTTTCTGGTATAGTTACACTTAAAAATGATAAATGGTCTATAACAACAATAGAGGGAAATACTGGAGGACCTCAAGGATTAGCTGGACGTGGAATTTGCTGTAATGAAAAAAGTCCTTCAAGTTTAATAGCCGGGTTTGTCAATCCTCCTGGGTGTAGGTAATATAATTCTCAAAAATACTTAATTCAAATATTTATAAACATAACAAAACAAAGAATAGAATATTATGGACATGGATAAACTATTAGAAGCCATTCAAATTCTTATTAAAGAGGAGCTTAAAGAGCAATTACCTGCTTTAATTAAGGAAGGTGTGAAGGCTGAAATGAAAAAGATACTATCTGAAACAAAGGTAGCACCAAAACCACAATCAAAAGGTATTTCAATGGCTAAGGCTATTTTGGGTGATGAACCAATTCAAGAATCAGTTCAAACTAAATCAGTACCAACAAAGCAATACAGCAAAAACCCAATGATTAATCAAATCCTAAATGAAACAAGAGGTGGTATTCCGCAAGGAGATGGTGGATTTAGAACAATGAACTTTGGACAAGGTGATATGAGTTCAATTGTAGGTAAAAGTGCAATAGCTGAAAAAATGGGTTACGGTGAAATGGCTAAAGGACCTCAACCAACTGGTTTAGGTGTAAATACCGGAGTAGCTGAAATAGATAAAGCTTTGAATAGAGATTACTCAGAATTAGTAAAACGATTTAAAAAGAAATAATGGCAGTACGTTTGGGCAATAAAGTAGTAATTGATACAGAAGAGTATAATGATTATGCTGTTGGTATAACATTGCCTATACAAATAGGTAATACTGCTTTCAACCAATCGTTTACAACCAAAGAACAGGTAGAATCCAATCTTAAAAATTTACTTTTTACTAAAAAAGGAGAAAGGATAATGCAGCCTGAATTTGGATGTGGGTTGCAAGAACTTTTATTTCAACCAAATGATTCTGATTTAGAAGAACAAATAGAAGATACGATAAATGAAGCTGTATCTTTTTGGTTACCATATATACGAATTAATGCAATAGATATACAATCAGACCCGGCTCAAAGAGATGTTAATAGAATTAATGTAAAAGTAACTTATACATATGGGGATGATATAACATTAAATCAGATAACTTTTACAATATAAGAAAATACAAATGGCAAGCAATAATACAACAAATTCAAATTTTAAAAACAGAGGAAAGGATATCCAATATTTAGGAAAAGATTTTTCTGCTTTTAGAGATAATTTAATTGAATTTGCAAAGATATATTTTCCTAAAACATATTCTGATTTTAATGAATCATCTCCCGGTATGATGTTTATTGAAATGGCATCGTATGTTGGTGATGTATTATCATATTATGTAGATGATACCTTAAAGGAATCATTAATGACATATGCAGATGATCCTGGTAATGTTATAGCATTGGCCCAATATTTAGGATATAAACCAAAAGTAGCATCACCAGCTGTTACAATTTTGACTGTGTATCAATTAGTACCATCAATAGGTAATGGGGTAAATAATAAACCTGATTCACGTTTTTACTTAAGAATAAAAGAGGGAATGCGTTCGGAATCTACAAATGGTATCATATTTAGAACAAATGACGCTGTAGATTTTTCTGATACTGCCGATAGAGAAATTAGTGTATTTCAAAGAGATGTGAATACTGGCGAACCTACATTTTATTTAATAACAAAAAAAGTACAAGCTATATCTGTTATTGAGAAAACAAAAGATGTGGCATTTGGTTCATATCAACCATTTCAAACTATACAATTAGATGATACGAATGTAATTTCTATATATGATGTAAGGGATTCTAATAATAACAAATATTATGAAGTTCCTTATTTAGCACAAGAAATGGTATTTCAAGACTATGCAAATACATTAAATACAGAAGATAAAGATTTATATCAATTTAGAGAAACTGTACCATATATTTTAAAAACAATAAAAACTCCAAGAAGATTTACTACAAAAGTAAATTATGATAATACTACATTAATACAATTTGGTTCTGGAGACCCAACTGCAAATGATGAACAATTAATTCCAAATCTTAAAAATGTAGGATTGGGATTACCAAACTCTATTAGTAGATTGGAGGAATCATTTGACCCAACTAATTTTTTAAAAACTAAAACATATGGAACATCTCCATCTAATACGACTATAAGTATTAAGTATTGGGTAGGTGGTGGAGTTGCATCAAATGTACCAATGAATTCAATAACAAAAATTACAGGTATAGAATTTGATGACCAAACAGCAAAATATACAAATCAAGAATTAAGTATTTACAATACAGCAAAAGCATCTGTAGCAATTGATAATGAAGTATCTGCTACGGGTGGTAGAGGTGCTGAAACCATTGAAGAAATTAGACAAAACGCGTTAGCAAACTTTGGAGCTCAAAATAGAGCAGTAACTGAAAGAGATTATCAAATACGAGCATTATCTATGCCGGCAAAATACGGAGCTATAGCAAAAGTATATGCAATAGCAGATGGTAAATTAGATAATAATTCACCTTCTTCTATTTTAGCATCACCAAATCACTTACAACAATTTACGGATTTGGTAATGAGTTATATAAAAAAGCCGGATAACTTAGAACCAACGGAAGCAACGGTTAAATCTGATATTAGAAAATTTTTAGTAGGTAAACAATCTAATTTAAATGAAGTAAATAATCCATTTGCTATCAATTTATATTTACTTGGATATGATGAAAATGGAAACTTAACAAATTTAAATAGAGCAGTTAAAGAAAACCTTAAAACATATTTAAATGAATATAGACTTTTAACAGATGCAATTAATATAAATGATGGATTTGTTATAAATATTGAAGTTGAATTTGAAGTAAAAGTTTTTTCAACATATAATAAGAGTGAAGTTGTTACAAAATGTATAACAGAATTAAAAGAGTTTTTCAAAACAGACAATTTTGGATTTAATCAAACTATAAATTTAAGTGAAATTGAATTACTTTTGGCAAATGTTGAAGGTGTGATATCTGTTCCTGTTTTAAAAATTAAAAATTTATGTGGTGGTAATTATTCATCTTGCGCATATAACATAGAGGCAGCAACGAAAGATAAAATTGTTTATCCTTCATTAGACCCGTGTGTATTTGAATTAAAATATCCAGATGTGGACATTAAAGGGAGAGCTAAATAATGGCATACTATTTTTTAACAGCATCAAAAGATGCAACTGTATATCTTCAACAACCAAATCAAAATACTGGTTTTGATGAGATATTAGAAATAAGCAAAGTTTATTATGGGAATGTAAAAGATGTATCCCATGCTTTACTAAAGTTTGAAGTAGGATATATTTCAAAATCTATATCAGAACAAAGTATCAAATTAGATACGGCTAATCTTATTTTAAAAGAAACTAAAAGTGAAGAAATTCCATTAGAATATACAATATATGCAAATCCAATTTTTGGTAATTGGGAAATGGGAACTGGCACTAGATTTGATAATATAACAACTGCCGGTGTAACATGGAATTATAGAGAAGGTGATAGTAAATTAGAATGGATTGAAAACGGATTTGAAGCAAACACAACTGCTAGTATAAACGATGGTAGTGGAGGTACTTGGTACACAAACTACGGAAGTTCTCAATCATTTAATTATCAAACGGCTGATATTAATATGAATGTAAAATCTATACTAACAGCTTGGATGAGTGGTTCTATACAAAATAATGGAATAATTTTAAAATATTCAACTGAGAACGAAAGTGATACGCAAGATTATGGAATATTAAAGTTCTTTAGTAAAGAAACTAATACAATATATCAACCAAAGATACAAATTGCATGGGATGACCAAATATTCGCAACAGCATCATTATCTGCACTAACTGCAAACGATATTAAAGTTGGAGTTACTAATTTAAAAAAAGAATATAAGGTAGGTGGTGAAGTTAAATTAAAAATATTTGGCAGAGAACTATATCCTCTAAAAACATTTACAAATACATTTTCTTATGAGACTGTAAAATATTTACCACAAACTACATATTATCAAATAAAAGATGTTAATTCGGATGATGTAATAATTCCATTTTCAGATTATTCAAAAGTAAGTTGTGATGAAACTGGAAACTATATAAAAATAAATTTCTCAAATTGGGAAGCTGGTAGAACTTATAAAATAGAATTTAAAGTAGATAACGATGGTGATGTACAATATTTTGATAACGATACTACTTTTAGTTTAATAAAATATTAATAATGGCAACTAGTATAAAGACAGGATTACAAAACGAAGAAATATTAGGAAAAATATCTATTAGTGGTTCTAGTGTCATAGATACTAAAAATGATAAGGGTATTTATGTTTTTAATGAAACCGAAATAAAGGATGGTATTATACATTCTCAACTTACAAAGCCATATTATAATGAGGGTGAAATAAAAAAGGCGATTGATGTAACCATAACTGAACTAATCCCAACACAAGCACCTATTCAACCTGAAACGGTATTAAAACCTGTTTACGATAACGCTATTGCCCAAATACAAATTAGAGATGGTCAAATACAAATATTAAGAACTACGGTTTCTAATTTAGAATCAAATATTCAAACATTAAATTCTGTCACACAAAGTTTAAGAATTGAATTAGATAATCAGAAATTATTAGTTGCTAATGCTGAAAATCAATTAGCAGAAAATACAACTAGATTACAAACAAATGTTACTGAATTACAAAACGCAATTCAAAAAGCAACATCGGAAGCTATTAAGAGAATTTCATTACAATCTATTAATGATTCTTTAGCAAAAGAAAATATAACATTAAAAGATACATTGTATGGTAAG